CTCCTTTACACAATGGGTATGAGTTACGGTGTAGCGGGTGCGTTTGGGATGCCGTTCTTTGGTGCTATATCTGTTTTGGTAAACATGATAAACAACTTGATACCCGATGACGAAGAACCGTTTAACTTGCGCCGTGAGATGATGATGGTAATGCCTGAGTCAGTTACTAAAGGACCACTTAACTATTATCTCAACTTAGAAATATCTAACAGAGCTAGTGTTGCTAACGGCATATTGTTTAGGGAAGATCCTTACGAAATAGAAAAGTATGGCTACCTGCAGTCTATGGCACTGCAAACGTTTGGTCCTTTAGGGAATTACGTCCTTGATGCGCCTTATAAGCTAGGACTTATGGCTAACGGTGAATTTGAAAGAGGTGTGGAAGGTTTACTACCAAGCTGGGCACGTAATGGTCTTAAGACTATGCGTTTTGCAAGAGAAGGAGCTAGAACAATAGACGGACGGCCTATAGATGAAGACATAAGCGGTTATAATTTGTTCATGCAAGCACTAGGGTTTTCTCCTGCTAACGTATCTAGTCTGTATGAAACTAGAGCTTTAAGTAAGCAGTACGAAAGCCAAGTCTTAAAGAGGCGTTCAAAGTTGTTGCAGAGGCGATACTTAGGACTAACTACGGGTGACTCTGAGTTGCTTAGTGAAACCACGCGAGACATATATGAGTTTATGGCTCGTTACCCAGAGCTTATGAGTCAAGATACGCTAAACCGTTCAATTAAATCCCGCACTGCTCAAGAGCAAGAGTATGTAGCGGGCATTCGGTTTAACAAAAGTTTCTTCAGTAACTTAACGCCATTGTTTGACAGACTAGAAGACGTTAACTATTACGGGGCACTCTAAACTCTCCATATGCGAATGCCCCGCACTTTGTCCTCTATTGTTATTTTACTAACTACTTTGTAGTTAAGTCGTTTAGTCTCTGCCACCAAAAGTTTTTTAACGTCTTTTGGTTTAAGGCAAGGTATAAAAAAAGATGAACCTTTTTTAAACTTCTTCCAGTTGATCTGGTAATTCACTTTCTCTATCTGCATTTTCTTTTATTTGCTCTACAATGTTAGACATATCAATAAACTCAGGATGCGCTGCGTTGAATATCAAACAGCGTTGTGAAGGTGTAGTTATTGCCATACCTTTAGACATTCGTTTGTTATCAGTCTTTATGTATATACCTTTTGTTTTTAAATCCTCTTTAAAGGATTCGTAGTCTGTCTCGTCTTTGCTTAACTCTGCCCTTAATAGTTTTACTGGGATAAAAAGTAACTGTGTGTCAGGCTCAAGCCTCATAACAAGGTTTCCGTAAGTAGGAGAGTGTTCCGGTGTAAATTCCTTTTGACTACGTTTATCTAGCTTACCATTTACAACAAGTAAGTTTCTTAGATTAGCAGAAATAAAACCGCCTAACACAGATACATAACTGTCTACTGGAGCAATAGTATTCTTCCTTAACTTTTTTATTATCTTGGTCGCAGCAAGATATATACGGTGCATATCAAAATCTATAATACCAAGTATATCTGAAGCAATAACACCTGCTGCTATGTTAGCTGCCACAATCGCTGACCAGTTTCGTTCACGAGATGTTAAACGCAACTCTTTATCAATCTTTTTTTGTATTACACGTACATCACTCTTTACTTTATCTAAATTGGCTATAACGTACTGTATAAATGGTACGATAGCGTGTCCATAGTTAGCGTTAAGTTGATGGTCAAACATCTGCTTGCCTTTTGTTGTAGATATAATGTTAGGGTCAACATAATCAACATGGAACTCTATGATTCGCATGATTTCGCCATCGGGCAAGCTTTTACCCACATATAATTTTTGATAAAAAGAAGAGTTAGAAGTACTTAAAGTTATATTACGCCACGTAGTATCGTTTTTTCGGTTAGCGTTAGCGGTGTGTGTGCCTTTGTCTTTTCCTTTTCCTTGCGATACTTCATAAGCAAAGTCACTGACTTGTTTTGAATCCATGTTACTAAGTTCGTCTACAGTGTTTATTACGTTGTTTAATATACCTAGTTTGTTTACTCGTGCCACTGCTGTGTCTTTAGGGTTACCCAACAACGCTTCAGGTTCGCCGTATATGCTGTTTGCCATGCGTAGTACTGTAGTCTTACCTGTACCAGCGTTCTTATGCACCAGGTTTATGATTGCTCCTTTTTGACCAGTAAGTTCTAGGAGTGGAGAACCAAATCCTGACAGTGCAGCAAACGCCTGAATTTCTAAACCTTTTGCATTGTATAAGTTAAATACTTCTTTCCATTTATCAAAAGTACCACGCGGTTCAAAGTAAGGTGTGTATGTTCTGGTTATTTTAGAAGCCGGTGTGTGGTAAACCCCGTCCACAGTTATCTCCCTTTCTCCGACAATAAACTTACTATGGTTATCGGCCCATCCAAATTGAGTTCTCATTATGTCTGCTTTCCTTTTTGTCTGTAGTATTTGAATAGTCCTAGTAACATACTCCGCTAAAAGATTAGCGTTAGCACTACCAGTAACTACGCCGTAGTGAGCAAGGGTTCTAAGTAGTAAGCGTTTTTCTAAACTCTCGTTAGGTACAGTAAACTCAATAACCCCATCGTGCGGAGAATGAAATTTAAAAACAGATACAAACCCTTCTTCTGAGTCCCACATTTGCTTCTTTATATATAGGTCGTGTTCGTATACAAGCTTAGGATCTTCACCCTGCATCTTGTACACACCCCCTTTCTCGCCCCTAAAGTAAGGCTCAAACTTATTAATGGGGCTTGTGCGATCTTTCTTTACAACCTGCCCCAAGTTGTACGGCCCTTTTATTTCTTTACTTTTTTTGTGGACGCAACCGTCACAACCTTTAGGGTTGTTTCTTTCAAACTCTTCGCAGGAATGTGCTCCTTTTATACCTATAATCTTTCTTTCTACGGCGTGAAAACTGTAGTCAGGATGGCCTTGAGATATGGTATGTATAGCTTTGCTACCGTCTTGGCAGAACTTAGCTACAGAAAGAGCGTTAAACCACCGAGGTTCAGACAGAGTTGCACGGTTCATAAGACTGTCTTTTAATTGTAAACAAGGGTCTTGCCTACTAATTATTTTAGAAAATTTATAGTCTTGATTTTGTGCAAGTAGTTTTTGCAATGGGTCTAAAGCAGTTTGAACGCTTTGTTTTTTTACCACCGCGTCTGAGTCTACGTTTAATAATTCACGTATGGTGTCAGGTGCGTGGCGTTCGGGTGCTACATTAATTACTTTTACTAACTTAGGTGTAGCTTTCTTTTGATTGTATGTGCCTGGCACTCGTAATATACGAGCAGGGTCAAACACATTTGGGTCGGCATAAAATTTTTGAGTGACGCATATTTCCTTTAGCCGTTGAGCTATGGGTATCCATTTTTCTGTAGGCACTTCTTCGGTAAAAGCCCAGTAGACATGTAAACCATATCCTGAATTCACTATCGTAGGTTCTGGTAAATCCACAACCTCACAGAACACCTTCAACGCTTTCGCGCCTTCTGCTTGACTAGCGTATCCCTTTGGTAAACCCGTAGAAGGTTCTATCTCTTCTGCTTTGCCCGCACCGCAATCGATGTCGAGCCATATAGCTCCGAGGGACTCTACGTTGTCTACTTTTCTGTTGCCTTTCTCTTTTAACTTACCTAAAGCAAAATAAACATCTGTGTTTTGCTCAGAAAATTCTTCGGCTATTTCATATGCTGCTTCTAAACTTTTAGTAAACTTTGGTATAAGTTTACCTTCTTTCATGCCGATCACATTATATATGCCGCCTCTGGGGACGACGTAATCTATGAGATCGAAGGTTTGCATTATTTATACTCTTTTATTAACGCTTCTATGAAAGGTGTAAGCTCATTGCTAGGCTCGTGCATACCAATAAACCAGTTATATACAGTCTGCCTACTAACCCCCAACTGGGAGGACAACTCAGCAACGGGCATGTCGTGCTTAATACATACCCTGCCAAGTTTAACCCCCAGAAGAGATTGGTCAGCTTCGCGGTTAAGACTGTCGATCCGTGTCGTATAACCGTAGCTCATTAGTCGTCACTTCCCCATGACGAAATAATATCTTCTATGTCGTCATCATCTTCTTCAACAATGTCTTTTTTCTTTTTGCGTTTGACTGGTTCTTTTACTGGCTCTTCTTCGTCTTCGTTATCAAACGGATCAGGTTCAGAGGTAGTCGAAGATTCAAACCCATCATCAGAATCAACTGCAGTAAACGGACTAGACGATCCTTCGTCTACAGTAAACCCATCTTCTTCTACTTCAAATGGGGACGCTGGCTTGTAAGGTATGTACTTCTTAACCTGTACACCGCGTAACCTAAGTGATACACCACCACCGCTCATTTTATAGGGGAAAAATTCAACTGCTATGCTTACTATACTACCTGTAGTAAGTTGAAACCCTGGGTCTAAAACTTTGTTCTTTGAGTCAAATTGTTCTATAGATGTTGAGTTACCACTATATGCAGCTTTTAGACTAGCCTTGCCTATAAAAGTTCCATCGTCTTGCTTTTTGAATTTCACTTTTAATTTTTGGTTTTTAGGAAACGAGCTATCTGCTGCACACTTTTCTTTCCAAGCCTTTTCCATTAAGCCATGTATTTCTTTGGCTTGTTTTTCTTCCATTTTAAAACTTAAATCGTAAGATGCTCCGTCTTCCATCGCATCGCACGGTACACTTCTACCTTGTGCGTCATCCCATTTGTAGGGTTTATCTATACGTGGGTATTGTGCAACTACGTCTTTAATTACGTGAGTTGGGTTTGCCATATCTTGCTCCTTAAAAGGGTTTGTTTCTGCAACTTGGTTTAGTTGCTGTATGTTTATAAGCTCATCCTCGGCAAGAGGTCGAACTGGTTTAAAGTACATTTTGTAAAAACTACGTTGTTGTACAAAATATATCTGGGTTAGCACATTTCCGACGTGCTCTCGGTTACGCTCAAGATGTTCTATATATTTATACAAGTTCATCTTGTTGTCTTCTTTTGAAAATAAACTTAACCCGCCTAGCCTAAGTTCATAAAGAAAATCTGTTTCAGGAAAAGCAACTTTAATATTAGTAAAGTACTTGCAAGCCGCTCCGCCTTTGTTCTGTCCAGCTTTTATAGACTTCGAGCAATCCATGCAACGACTAGACTGCACATTACTTTCAAGCACTCTGTTATCTGGAAAGTCGCAGTCAAAAGACCAGCATACTAACTTGTCGTCTTTGTAGTAGTTTCTGGATAGCTTACCGCTATCTACTATTACAACTTCTATAAAACGCAGAGGCTCGTATGTCGTAGGGTGTACAAAACACCCTTCTTGAGTTTGCAAACGTTTCATTTACTACGTGGTTTAAGAACAGTAATAGTGTGTTTTCTATTTACCTGTAAACCTGGAGGTGCTACATCGGGGTTAGCTTCTAAAAACTCCCGCATGTTTGTGTTGTGAACACGTTTTTCTAGTAAGTGTAAAGCGTCATTTTCTTTAAGAAACTCGTGCATTTTTTCCCAATCGCTAGGCCAGTAGCTAGTGTGAACCCTACGAGATATAGTACCGGCGTGTGTTTTTAAACTGTCTAAGTTTTGATCTTCGCAGATTTTCAGCATCTTCTGATTAATCTTATCTTGCTGAACTTTAATTTCTTTTATCTCGTCTTCTTTAACTCTTATAGCTTCGCGCATCTTAATATAGATTTCAGTTAGTTTGTCAGGCGTCTCTTTCATACTGTCGCTCCTTGTTAAGGGGAGAGCCAGTTTAGCAAACACTTTTACATTGTCAAGTATTTAATTCTTGTTTATATAAATCGATTATCTTGTGGTGGTGATCTACTTTAGACCGCAACATGTTGTATAGACGTGTCTCAACTTCGCTTCCTCGTATATGAATAACCGTCATGGGGTTGTGTTGTCCGGGTCTGTCAATACGAGCGTTAGCTTGTAAGTATGTCTCTACGCTTGTAACAGGAGAGTACCAAATAATAGTATTAGCAGCAGTTAAAGTTAAACCATGTGAAGCCGCTTGAGGCTGAATGACAAGCACCTGAACTTTATCTGTTTCTTGAAAGTCTTTGATTATTTCGCTTCGCTTATTAACTGTTACTTTACCGGCGATTACTTTGCACGGTATTTTATTTTTTGTTAAGAATTCTTCTAGCAATTCTATAGTATGAGTAAAAGGAACAAACACCAGGACTTTGTTGGACGCTTCATCGATAGCTTCTTTTATTACTTTTAACCTACTGCTTACATCAAACTGAATAACTTCTTTGTCGTCTGAATAAACTGCTCCGCCTGATATTTGCAGTAGTTTGTTTAAGTTGGTAGCAGCGTTTACCGAAGTAACTTGCTCTCCATCTGCTTGCATAGTCATACGATCTTTTAAAAGCTTGTAATATGCAGCTTGTTGTTTAGTAAGAGGAGCTTCTCGTTCTACATAAGTAAGTGGAGGAAGATCCAAGCACTGGTCTTTTTCAAACCGAATAGCTGGCTGCAATACCTCGTGTACTATTTTGTCAGCGTCGGGTTTAGGTCGCCATATAAACTGTGAGACTTTTTGCATAACTTTGTCTCTAAACTGGCCGAAGTATTTAGGTGCGTTCTCCGAGTTAACTAGCTTGGCTAAACCAAAAGCATCTACAGGAGATTGTGCTGCGGGCGTACCAGTAAGCATCCAAAGCCAGGGGGTGTTAGCTGTTATATCCCGCAGTGTTTTCCATCTATTAGTCTGTGCATTCTTATACGCATTTGCCTCGTCTACTACAATCATGTCAAAGCCGCCTTTCATAATCTCTTCTTTGACTACTGCTACACCATCGAAATTTATAATTACAAACTCAGACCCCGCTTCAATTATTTTCTTTCGCTGTGTAGAAGTACCGTGCGCTACAGAACAAGTACGGTGCATAGCAAATTTAAATAAATCTTCTTGCCATGCTGATTTCATAATAGACAAAGGGCATATTACCAGCACCCTGTTAATCTTGTTTTGTTGGATTAAGTAATCCACTGCCCATATTACGCTAGCAGTTTTACCTGTACCCTGCTCGTTAAAACAAAAAGATTTTTTGTTAAGAGTTAAAAATTCAGAAGTTTTTTTCTGGTGAGCAAAGGGTTCATACCTGCCGGTAAACTCGTAGTCTCGCGTCATAGGCGAAGGTATATCCTTTACTTTTAGCTTGGTAAGTAGTTGAGCCTCTTGCAACCCCCACGGTATTGCTATCTTATAAACTCCTTCTGCTTCTTCTAAAATCTTATAGTTACTTGCCTCTTCCGTAATAAGGTGAGGACGTTTAGTTTTTAATACGATGGCTCTACCGTTTATTATCTTCATGCTTTAGACGTCTTATTTTTACGTTCGCGTTTACTAACTTCTGAAACTAAATTTCCTTTAGAGTCACGTTTAAAAGAACGATTGCGGCTGGCTGTTTCTACTCTAGTACCATCAGAGTTCTTACCACCTTTGTCCATAGCTTTCTTATGTGCTACATCCTTACCGTCGCCTTTGGTAACCTTGCCCTGTCGTGTCGCTTTGCGTCGAGCAGCATTACGTTTTGCACGGTTCTTCTTTTGTTCTTCTGTACCTTGATACTTAGCGTACTCAGCTTTGTAGTCTCGTTTACTCTTCGTCATATCGTCCCCACTCCTTTTCGCGGTTACTTAATCTTCTACCTACTCTGTCGTTTGAATTTAGGGCGTCTTTTATTAACTGCATGCCCCACTCGGCTGCACATTCGGGGTGCAAATAAAAGTCAAATGCCATTTTTTGGTATTGTCTTTCGTAGTCATAACAATTTTCTTGGATAGCTAGTTTAACTACTGGAGGAAATTGTTTATATATCTTTTCTAAAGGCACGCTAGTGCGCCAAGTTACACATGCGTCTTTGTCTTTTAGTTTGCTACCTATACTGCAATTAGGGTAAAAACACTTTTCTCCATTTTCTGCGGGCACAACGACCTGCTCTTGTCCTTTTTTATATGATCCCATCATCTTTTCCTATTGTGTTCACATTTAATTACTGGACAAAACCCACACAGAGGTCCATCTTTTGCGTTCCATACATCTTTTTCAGTAGCAACCTCAATACGTTCTAGCGCCTCGTCAAATACACCTATGTACGACTTATACAAATCTACAGTATGTTCTTTAGTTACAAAGCCGTCGCACACAACAAACGATAACGCAGACTTAATCTTTTTTACTTCGGGGTAATTTATAAACACAGCCCCCGCAAGTAAATCTAACTGCTTAGTGTCTGCATAATTTGCAGTCTTGCTAGTCTTATAATCAACGAGGTAAGCTTTATCTTCGTCTATTATAAGTAGGTCTGCTATACCCCTGTACCAAACATCGTGTCCAAAAAATTTTGTAGGTTTAAAAGTTCCACCATCTTTAGACACTCCGAGTCTAATTTCGCAATGTTTATCACCTTTTATGCTATTGAAAGCGTCTAACGTACCTTGCAAAAATTTATACTCGCGTTCTAGCGGCTTTCCGTCCCTTATATATTTTTCAGCAGCACTATGGACTCTACTACCATACGCAGTAGCTGCATTGCCTCTATCTTTTACATCCTTAGCAACTTTTAGGTGGTAGTATTTTTTAGGGCATTGCTTAAATGTATTTACGCTGCTGTAACTCCAAGCGGTCATAGCAATCCTTGCTTAATTAGTTGTTGGCGGTTAGCTTCGTGCAGTGCCGCAATAGTATCTTTACTTTGCCCTAAGTACGGTACAGCGAGAAAGTTATTTACAAGTTCGTTACCTA